AGTTAAGTTATATATATATATATGCTTTTTACTAGTGTTTCAACGATGTCCTTGTAAATCGCGACGCCCCCCCCCTCCCCCCCATCAGCTTTGCAGCTGGTGGAGTACAGCGCCGGGGTCTTTCGGCGGCGCGTCTGCCGTGTGTGTATCACTCTCGCTGCACGCTCGCAGTGCTCGCTCTCGTTATGTTGCTGCCGCCTGCGTGCCGGCGGTCAGTTGTCGGACCGTGCGCATCAGTTGAACTCTGACGCGCACGGTGTCCGCTTGGGAGGCGCCTTTATCTTACTCGAACGCCCCGCCCGGTGTCAACCGCCAGATCTAGGGCTCAGGTAGATCGCCACCCCCAGCAGTACGGTAACGGCGAAGATCATCGGCAGCCAGCTCATATCGCCACCGGCTGCACTTCGGATTTGTCGATGGCGCTCACGTGCACGGATGTATTAAGATCAACTGTTGCGGCAATCGCCTGTTGTATCCACCAGCGCGCCTGCTCGCTTATGCCTCTTAATTGGCGGTCAGCCTCAGCTCTCAGGCCTCTGGTTTCTTCGTCTGTCAGATACAGTTTAATGCGATTCATATCGCCACCTCCTGCGCGTCGCCCTTGTCGATGGCGTACAGCTGCGCGCCGCCGCCTTCCCACACCAGTTTGCCCAGCTTCTCCGGCTTGACCTTGCCGTCCTTGCGCACCACGTTGACGATGTCGCCGGTCTTGGCAGTGCCTTCCAGCCGCACGCCCCACTCGCCGCTATTCAGCTTGCTGTAGTTCGGTGCCTTCGGTGGTTCCATGTTTGTCTCCTTCGTTGCTATGGCCGCCGCAACGCTGCGACGGCACTGATCATCGTACAGTTTGGCGCGTTCGCGCCACGTGCCCGTCCCGAACTCGCGCCTCACAGCGTTCGCAACTTTGCCACGTGCTCCAGCATGCGCTGCAGAGAAGCCACGTCCGTGTTCTTGCTCCACGTCTTCGTGCCGTGCGCCCGCAGCGCCGCCTTCACGGCATCGTCGCCGGTGAACACATCCGGCCACAAGTCAATCGCCCAGTTGCACAGTCCCTGCAGGTCAGTGATCTCGTTGACCGGCTCCGGCTCAGCGTCCACCGCTGGCAGCGGGTCCGGCGCCGGCACTGGCGCCACTGCGTGCCCATTTGTCACCGGCAGTGCCACTGGTGCCCGCACCGCTCCTGCGATGGTCTCGATCTCGGTTTCGTCCAGCATCCCTAGCCCGCACAGTGACAAAGTCAACCGCCTTTTTGCCTTGCTCTCCGCCTTCATCAGGCCGTTCGCCAGCGCGTCGCCCTTCAGCCCGGCGATTGCCACCGCGCCCGTCGCGCAGTCAGTGCGGCCGTTCTTGTCCATCGCCGTCGCGGTCACGATGTAAACATCGCCCACCTGCGCGCTCGTGATGCCGGTGATGCTGACGCCGTGCAGCTGGCGCAGCTGCTCGGTGCAGCTCTTCGTCGCGTACAGCACAAGCTTCCCGCTCAGCTGCAGGTACTGAAAAGGCTGCGTCAGCGGGTTCAAGCCTAAGCTCTCGCATAGCCGCTGGTAGTACGTCAGCCGCTGGTCCGCGCTCAGCTTGGCCAAGTCGCCGGCCACCAGCACCGTCTCGATCTGTGTCAGTTCGTTGCCTTGTATCATGATGGTCTCCTGTGTCTACTCTTCGCTGCCAGCGTGTGGCGCTGGCGCCGGTCGTGGTATCAGGTTCGTGAACTTGCGCTTGCGCTCCATGTGCTCGATCAGCGCGTCGCGGATCACTTCGCTCTTCGTCAGTTGCACCCGGTGCGCGAAACTGTGCAGCTGCCGGTGCATCTCGGCGTCCAGCCAGAAGCTGACGCAGACTTCGGCGTGCGGCGGCTTGTGCTCGTGCTTGCGGTCATCTGGAAATCTCATGCCAGCACCTCGCGCAGTATGCGCAGATCGTTGTTGATGTTGTCGATGCTGCTGATGGCGGCGTCCAGCGATGCCAGCATGGCCGCGAATGGCGTCAGCTCTGGCTCTGGCTTTGGCTCGTTGTCCTGCGGTGTTTTGTCGTTCATGGTGGTCTCCTTGTGTTTAAGTATATGCGCCGTTGTCAAGTTGTCAAGTCAGTCCTTCGGGCCGAAGCGGCTGTCGGCCACCTTGACGGACTTTGCCGGCTTGCCGGTCTTGATGTCCAGCTTCGTCTCGGTGGTAAAGCACTTGTTGAACTTTGCGTCGCCGATCAGTGCGCGCACCGCCCCGGACTTCCACGGCTGGCTGCCCAGCATGCCGCCCGGCCCGGTGGTCAGCAGCTCCATGTTGCCGTTGCCGGCTTCTAGGATTGCCATCAGTATCTCTTGATCGTCGATGCTCTTGGTGACGCGCGTGCTGCCTACGTACAGCCGCTCGGTTTCGCTGATTTCCAGATCGCACTGGTTCAGGTTCATGTAGTCGATGAGCGCGGCGTCTACGTCCGCCATCAGCTCCCGCGCTTGGCGCAGTGCCACGATTGCGCGGTCGCGCACGCGCAGCAGCGCCCGGTCGTTCTCATCGCTGCGCTCCGCGCCGATCACGTTCAGTAGCTTCGAGATTGTCTGCAGGTCGATTGGTTCGATGGTCATAGTGGTCTCCTGTTAGTTATATGCGGACTTCACGATGCGCTTGGCTTCGGTCTGGCATTGCGCAACCTGCAGCGGCTGCATGCGGCCGGCGAAGAAGCCAGCCGCCAGCACAGCGCGCTGGCTGTTAGCTTCGGTCTTGGCCGTGATCGCCAGCACCAGCGCCATCGTCAGCGCGTGCTGCTCTGCCTGCGTAGCTGTAAGGGTTCTGCGGTTCATGTTGGTCTCCAGTTGCTAGTGGGCGCGCCCTAGCTCAGACGCGCCCGGCTTGGTGTTGATTATTCTTGCGCTGCAATCCAGCCGCGCACCTGCGCGCACTCGCTGTGCCAGTTTGCATCCTCCAGCGCTTCCGCAAAAATGCGCATGATGGCGATGCCGTCGAAGTTGGTGAAGTTGGCGATTGCGCAACCGAGGCGGTGCGTCTGGCGATCCTGAAATGCGATTGCATCTTCGTCAACTTTTGGCGTCAGTTGATTCGTGATGCGCGCCAGCAGCATAGTCTCATTATCGGCGCGCAGCTTGTAGTCAATCGCTGTCATTTGTTTGGCGGTCGTTGCGTTCATGTGGTTGGTCTCCCTTTCGTTGTCTGCCGGGCTGCTTGTGCTGCCCTCTATGTCTTAAGTATACAGGCAAGGTTAGCAACTTGTCAAGTGTTTTACCCTACGAGTTTCGCCTATAAAACAAGGCATTTTGCGCAGTTAGAACACCTGTTCGGATTTTTCCGGCTATAAGTCTGCCAGCCTGCAACATAAAACGGTTGAACGGCTATAGGTCTGTCAGCCTGCAACATGAAACGGTTTACCGGCTTAAAATGCAACGCGCGCACCGCTGTGGATGCGCGCGCGCAATGTCTAGGAGACCAATCGAAGACGCTCTCAGTATAGCACCATCACTTCGTCAGCACGTACACCGGCACGGCGCGCATGTAGCCCGCGATGCTTTGCCGGTACTCCAGCTCAACGATGCACTTCTTCTGGTCGATCAAGATGCGCAGCTGGTGCCGCACCTTCGTGATGTTCAGGTTGCTTTCCACCGCCAGCTCGGCCGCAGTCTTGCCTTCGCCCTTGCGCGTGTGCTCGGCCATCGCATGCCGCAGCGCTTCCAGCAGCGTGCTCTCTGTGATCTTCGGCATCGTTGACTTAATTGGCTTCGTTGTCTTGGTCATAGTTTTGTAACTCGCTCCCGCTCAGGTTGGAATGTGCGCGTCACCACGTTGGCCGCGCCGTTGTCGACTGTGATGAAGATACCGCCGATGGGTGCAAGGCTGGCGCCGATCTTGTGCGCGTACTCGTCGCGCAGTTTGAAGCTCGGCGTGATGAAGATGCGCGTGTGCCCGAACTCATAGCTCGCCGGCTGGTGCACGTTCGCCCGCAGCATAATGTCCGGCGCACGCTCGCCGCGCTCCGCAGCGCGCAGCACGGTGCTCATCAACGCCCGGCGCACATTGTTGCCGGCAGTCCACGGCACGCCGCCCCCGCTGATGTGGTGCGCCACGTCCAGCAGCACGCCGCCCACTTCGATGCGCCACCTATAGTCAGATCGCCAGCCGCTCGCGTTGCGCGCTGCGCCCAGCTCGCGTGCCACCGTTTCGTCGGCCATTCCCTGCTGCTTGCTGTGCGCACCGCTGCCGCGCACCACGTACAGCTTGTCCACCTTGTTGACGTGCTTGCGCATTAACTCGATGGCCATGCTCTCCATGACTTCGGCTTGTCCGCTTATCTGTTGCGCTGCGTGGTGCTCGCCTTCGCAGAACTCACCGTTTACTATAATGGCGCTGCGCTTGGCCGGTAGCTTGTGAAACTCTGCCCAGAACTTATTCCAGCAGTCCAGCACCCACAACTGCGCCGGGCTGGCGTGCAGGCGCTGCCCGTCCGGCAGCACGTACTCGCGCGCGGCTGGCAGCGCCACTGTGCTGCCGATGTGCAGGTCGCTTACGACCGCCAGCTTGAACGCATGGCGCATGCAAGGCCTATCGCTGACGGAACATCGCCACGGTGCCTGCAATGGCGGCACTGATGCCGGCCGAAACGAAGCCCACCATGACGCTCATTTTTGCCACCTGCGCTTCCATCACCCGCTGGCGCGCGTCGGCCTCGGCTTGCACCGCCAGCAGCCGGTCGACCTTGTCTTCCAGCAGGCTTAGCCGCACCGCCACCGTCACGTTGATGCTGTCATCGCTCATAACCGTTGCCCCACTATATCGGCCATGTCGTTCGTCCACACTTCATGCGCGAACTGCTCACCGCTTGCGCTGCTCACAAACGCAAACGCCGCGCGCACCGTGCTGTCCAGATTGTGCACATATTGCACGTACTGGCGCGCCTTCTCGGCCTTGTCCACGCCCTCGGCCGGGTTGCTGAACTCAGTGATAAAGATCGCCTTCCCGAAGCGCGCATACTCTTTATAGTGGTTGCCCTCGTTCGGGTTCGTCAGCCCCGGCACCGCCTGCCAGTAGCAGTGGCAGCCCACCCAGTCCACCGCGCTCATCGCGCCCACGTTCACAGCGTCGATGAGAAACTGGCGCCACGGCTCGCGGAAACTTGGCAGCGCGCCGCCCGGTGACAAGCCCGGCCACCCCAGCAGCGCGTCCGGCAGCTCAGCCTTTATCAGCAGAGACAAGCCGGTGATCCACTTGGCAAAGCCGGCGCCGCCATTCCAGCGCGCACCGCACCCGCCTTCGATGCTCAAGTTCGGCTCGTTGTGCAGCTCGAACAGCCGCACGCCGGCCGCATAGTGCGCATGCACCGCTTCCCGGCTGGCTGCCCATGCGCTCTGCGGCGATGCCAGCTGCTCGCCCTGCAGCATGATGCGCACCAGCACCAAGTCCACGCCGTGCGGCGCAAGCCATTGCACGGTCGCCGGATTTTCCCAGCTCAGCATTTTGTACGCCTTGATCCGTCCGCGCTTGACAAACTCCTGCTCAGCCGGCAGTATCAGGTTGCCCCAGCTGCCGTCTGCGCTGCCGTGCAGCCCCCACAGCGCGCTCACGGTAGCACCCGCCTGTTGGTATCCAAGTGTCCCTCAAAGCCCGGTAGACGCCCCTTGTCGCTGTGCTGCCATATCTGCCAGCTCGTCCAGCCGTCCGGCATCGCCGGCTTGTCGGCTGTGGTGTAGTTTGCCACCCATAGCGGGAGATGTCCCCACTGGTGCGGTCCGGCGCCGTAGCAGGCCGCCCAGCTGCCCCGGCTGCAGTAGATCATCGGCGTCAAGCCGCTGCGCAAAAAAGTCTCCAGCCAGCTGTCGATGTGCTTCTTCGTCAGGCCCGGCGCTTCGATGTCCAGCACATACGGCTGGTCAAGCTCGCGCGCCACGGTCAGCGCCAACGATGCCTGCGCGGATGCTGGAATGTTTGCGAGGAGAAACTGATAGCCGCTGACGGTGATGCCGCCCGCGCGCATGGCCGCCCAAGTGTGGCGCCAGAAGGTGCTGTCCACCTGCACGCCGTAGCAGTGCCGCGCCACCACGAAGCGCACACCGCCCTCGTCCCGAAGTCTGCGCCAGTTCAGCCGCTCAGGCGCCTGCCACTTCGAAACATCGATCCCGACTTCGTATGCTGTCAAGTTGTGGCACCCTACACCGCGACCCAGCCCAGCGTCTCTTCATCCCACATCCACGGGCCGCCGTCGCTCGGCATTGCTACTGGCACAACCCACAAGCATGTCGCCTCGTCAAGCACCCAACTCGCGAACGGCTTCGGTGCGATAAACGCATCGCGTGCCGCATCAAACGCGCAGTCAATGTAACCGAAGTTTTTTCGTATCGGGTTATTCGAGCCTGTCAAAATCCATTCGCCAGCAATTCCAAGTTGGGCAATAAAACTTGCGCCGCTTATGTCGGCTTGCGGTAACACGCCGCCAGAACAATTTGCATCTGCAACACAAATAACCTGTTGCACCACATTCAATTCCAATTGCGCAAAATAAGCCATTAGCCAACAAAACTCCCGCTTGCAGTAAATGTGTGGTAAGTAAAATTGCCTACCGTTGTAACCGTACCGCCAGACCCACGCTGCTTTCCAAAGTAACGCACAATTACAACTCCATTTGCGCCGTATGCGTTGCCTCCTGTGCTACTTGCGTCATTTAGACCAGCACCACCGCCTGCGCCGTTGTTAGCAAACGCCGTGTAATTTGCTGCGCTTGCGCCCATCGCGCTGCCGGCTTCTCCGCCTGCGCCTCCTCTACCCCCACAACAATATACTTTACCGTCAATCCATGCTAATCCACTTCCACCAGTGCCGCCTGTTCCTTCGCCTACGCCTGACGACCCAGTACCAACGCTTGCCGCGCCTCCGCCCGCACCGCCACCGCCGTAATTAGTGCTTGACGCACTACCGCCTGCATAACCTTGATTTGCAGTTCCCGCCGATGCCGCAAGTGGGCCTTGGTTGCCGCCTCTTGTGCCTCCGCCGCCACCGCTACCGCCAGAGGATGACGCTTGTCCAGATCCAAATCCTGCGCCACCACCGCCGCCAATTGCAGTATACCCAAACGCAGATGAGTTAGAACCTTGGGAGCCGCCGTAACCGCCGCTACCTGTACCGCCAGAGCCACCTGCACCAATTGTGAAAGAAAAAGTTTTATTTATTGCCATCGCAACCGATGATTGCGCCGCGCCTCCTCCACCCTGATATGTTTGCCCACTACAAATCAAACCGCCTGCACCTCCTCCGCCGCCATAGTTTCCGGCGGCTTGCGTGCTTCCACCACCGCCTGCAACAATCAAAAAATCCACTACATAATTTATCAAGTAAGGCGGTACGGCATGCAGAATAGAGCCGCCTAAATTCCGCAACCGATTCAAATAAAACATCGCTTAGCTAATTTCGTCCCACGAGCAAGTGAACACCGCATCGCCGCTCGCGCTTGCGAAAATGCCCATGCTCTGATTTTCCAGCACATAGATTGCGCTATCCTTAGTAATCACAACCAGCGTGCTGTCAGCCACTACCGCGACGGTGCTGGCTATGGCCGTCGCCGTGCCGCCAAGCGCAGCCACGCTATACATGCGCACGCTCACATCCACGCTTGCCGTGCCGTCGATGTTTGCCACGTACAGCGAGTTGATCTTGAAAATCTTGCCGCTGCTGGCGGCGTTGGTGACGATCTGCGTGTCCGGCGTGCCCGTGCCGACCGCCGCGCTCAGCATGTTGCCGTTGATCGTCGCGACGTTGACTATGTTTGGATTTGCCATGTTCTTTTACTCCGTAAAACTTGTTAGCCGAAAATCATTGCAACCGCAATTGCTTTTCCAATGCCAATACCACCGCCAGCCGCCTGCCAGCTTGGTGCACTAGTTGCGCCGTTGCTGGTCAAAACATAGGCTGCCGTTCCGCCTGCAATACGCGCCATTTGATTTGCCGCGCTTGCATAAGCCATATCGCCAGCAGTAGTAACTACCGCCGCGCTTGTGCGGCTCATGTCGCCGCTCGTTCCCAAGAAGGTATTCCAGCTTGCAGCGGTGACTAGATCACCGGTCAGCTTGTCTGCAGGTACGGTCCATGCCATAAGTTTTTTTTACTCCTATAACGGGCCAAGAATAGTTGTCTGACCCAGTTCAGACTGCGTGGCGGTGCCGAGCAGCCAGTAGATGATGGTGCCGGCATCTTCCAGCACCCACGTCACATTATACGACCCTGCGCTCACGCTGTGGCTCTCACCGATGATAAACCACGCGCCGCTGGCTTGCGTCTGCTGCTCGCTCATGGTAATCCTATCGCCGACCGTCAGCGTCAGCATGTCGGCCGTGTGCGCAGTGTCCCACCCGCTCCACACCACGCTGTCCACGCGCCCGACCGGGCCCTTGCGCAAGCTCAGCTGGTAATCTCCCAGCGTGGTCGCGTCAGCCAAGCTGTCCTGCACGCCCGGCGAAGTGTACGCCAGCCGGCCGTATGCCAGCACGCTGTCGCTGTCTGTCGCAGTGTACGCTAAAGCGTTGAACTTTGTCAGCGGTGTACCGCGCAGTTTGCTCGCGGCTTGAATGTATGCCGCTGCGCCGCTGTTGGTATACCGCACCGTTGCCGCCGTCGCGTTCGTTGCCACAATCGCCGCGCTGATGTTTGCGGTCAGATCAGTGCCGCTGCCGTCGGCTTGGCTGTTGGCTGTGAAGTCCGTGCTCGTCACCGGCGTTATCAGCGCAGTCGCGCCCACCGTCTCGCCCACGCCTGCAGCCACAAAGCGATACTCCACATCCACAAACGATGCGGCCGGCGCCAGCGTGCTGCTCGCCAGCGTTGCCAGCGTGCTGCCGCTCGACCCGGTCGTGCGCGGCGCATAGTTCGTGATCACAATGTTGCTCACGTCAGCGCCGTATACGTAATCCATCGCCATCATGTTATCGGCGAAGGTTGCCAAGCTGGTCGTGTGCACCGGGAACCACGTCCTCGGAGCGAAGGTCAGCGCCCCCCCCCGAGCCTGCCAGAATCTGGCCCCCTCCCTTTCCACCATCTCGCGGATTGCACTGTAGACGCTGGTGCCGGCTTGCCAGTCACCCGCAAACGCGAAGGTCGTGTCGCCCGTGTCCAGCGCGTCGAAGTAGTCCGTGATCGCGCCCAGATAGGTGCTCACGCCCAGCGTTGAGACGCCCAATATCCAGCGCCCACTGATGCCCGGCGGCAGTATGTCGCTCTCGTCCAGTATCACGCCGATCACCGTGTCGGCCGTCTGCCCCAGCTGTATCGGGATCAGGCTCTCGCGCCGCTGCGCCCGCTCAAACCAGCCTGTGCATGAAATCGTGCAGGTGCGGTCGCCCTTGATGTTGACGCTCGGCTGGTAGCTGGCAATCCACCCCAGCCACATCGTGCGCGTCACGCTCGCATAGGTGCTGGTGATCTTCACCGCGCGCCCCGGCAGCACGTTGCCGTAGTATGCGCCGCTCGCGTACTCCGGGCTGAAGTTGCGCGTGCTGTTCTGCACCACCAGCTCGGCCGTGTTGTCGCGCGCCATCAGGTCAAACGGCTGCGAGAAGCCCAGCTGCCACTGCGCGCTCATCAGCACGCTGGTGACTTCGGTGCCGAATGCGCCGGTGCCGTCGAAGTCGATGTAGTACCTGAAGACCGGCTTTGCCAACTAGTTCACCGCAAACTGCATGCCGCGCGCGCGTGCTTCCTTGCTCAGTTGGTTGAACAGCTCCGACGTACTCTGCACGCCGTATACGTTCAGCGTCCCGATGGCAAGCCCGCTTCTGCCCAGCGCGCCGTTAGGCGTGATGCTGCCGCCGGTGCCGGCTGGATTGAACAGCTCCGGTCCGTTCTCGCCGACGAGATATGAGCCAGCCCCGCCCATCACCGCGCCGCCGCCAGCCTTCTTGCCTGCCACAGACACAGTGACGCCCATCGCCGGCCCAGCGCCGCCAAACTTTGCGGCCTGCACTGCCTCGATAGTTTCGCGGATCGTTGTGATCTTTAGCGTCACCTCTTTACTCTGGACGCTGTTGTACTCTGACGCGATCTCGCGGAACTCTTTAGCCGTCAGCTTTGCAGCGTCTTGCGCTTTCTTCAAGTCCGGCTGGATGTGGTTTGTCACGTCGCCGCTGATGCTGTTCACGAACGATGCGAACGACGCAATGCCGGCCTCGTTCTCGCTGGCGAATGCGCCGGCGTATACCTTGCGCGCGTCTGCCAATGCGGTGGCCGCACCCTGCACCAAAAGCGTGTCTGCGATCGCCGTGCTGTTAGCGATGCCAAGCGCTGCCGCTTCGGCTTCGATGCGCGTGATCTCAACCGCGCTCAGGCCGTCTTTCGCATCGCTGGCGATTTGCTCCAGCACGATGCCTTCCTTGATGCGCGTGGCCACTTGCGTCTGCAGCAGGATGTCGGCTGCTTTGTCCGCTTCCAGCGCAGCAGTCGCCTCGCCCAGCTTCGTCGTGTAGGTTCCCGTTTCAACGGCTGCCAGCTGCACAGCCGTCAGCCCGGTGCCTTGCGTTGCCACCAGCAGCTTGTGCGATTCGTCCTGCTCGCGTATCTTAATGTTCAGGTGGTCCATCGCCAGCGTGTAATCTTCGCCGCTGATTTTGCCCTCGGCCTGCTTCTCGTTCAGCTGTTGCACGTCCTGCTTCAGGTCGCGGTGCAGCAGCGCCGACTTGTCGATGGCCTCGCTGTTGTCCTTGATCGTCCCGGTGCCGGCCAAGATCGCCGCATGGTTTTTGCCGTGCGCTGCGGTCAGGTCATCCACAACTTTCTGGTGCTTCGCGGTTGTCTCTGCCAGCTTCTCGGTGTCCTTGTCGAAGTCCTTCAGCGCACCGCTCACCAGCGTGGCGCTGCCCGCCTGCAGTGCCAGCGCTTCCTTGAGTTGCAGGATCGCATCCTTCGCTTCGTCAACCTTTGGCTTTAGCTTGTCGACCGCCGTGTAGTTCTCGTTTGTTGAGTCGGCCGCGCGGTCTGATTCGAAGACGCGCTTTGCGTCAGCTTCAGCCAGCAGTAAAGTGGCATTGCCCAAGTCAGTCACCACGGTCACCGACGACTTTGTGGCGTTGTAGTTGCCGCGCGCTGCTACTGATCCTTTTTCCACTACATCGTTAGCCTGCTCCTGCGTTATCAGCCCATCGTGTACTGCATCATCAAGTTCAGTAACGATCCTCTTGTTTTCTTTTCCGGCGTTCAACGCCTTGACTAGATTGGTCTCGAACTCTGCAAGGCCGGTGGCGGCGCTTGTGACATCTTCCAGAAACATGCCGCCCAGCACCGTTCCCAGCGTTGCGGTCGCGTCTTCCAAGTTACTCAGCGCACCGGTTGCGGTCTTTGACTGCTCGGCCATCAGCCCGCCGAAATCGTTCTCCATGCTTTGTGTCAGCACCTTGACGCCTTCGGCTGCTGGTATCACGCCCTTCTCTATCATCTTCTGCATCTCGGCTGTCGACACGCCGGCAGCGTCCGCCAAGTAGCGCAGCGCGGGCACCCCAGCCTCCGCAAGTTGCCGCAGATCGTCGCCTCCGATCTTTCCTTTAGCCCCCATCTGCCCCAAAGCAAGTGTGATGCGGTCCACGCCTGCGGATCCGAGCCCAAGCCCAGCGGCAGCATCGCCTACCGCCGTCAACGTCGGGATCACGTCCTCAGCCGCCGTGCCCATCGCAATCATGCGGCTGGCAGCCGTCGTCAAGTCTGTGAACTGGAACGGTGTCTTGGCCGCGAAGTCGCGCAGCTCGTCCAGCATGCCTTGCGCTTTCTCGCCGCTGCCCAGCATAGTGGTGAAGCCGACCTTCGTCTGCTCCAGCGCAGCAGCCAGCTCGAAGCTGCCCACGACTACATTCTTCAGCACGCCGACAATCGCCTGCAAGCCCATCTGCAATCCCAAGCCGCCAGCGATGGTTAGCATAGACTTGCCCATTGTTTCTAACGAAAGGCCCGCCTCTTTGGCCTTCTTGCCGGTCTTCTCGACCTCGTCGCCGGTCTTCTTCAGCGCCTCGCTGGCTTCGTCGACCGCAATGATGCGCACCTTTACATCAGCCATCGTGTGTCATCTCCATGCGCTCTATGTCGCGCACAAGCGCCAGCACCTGCGGCTGGCTGTTTGCCAGTGCCATCAGGTTGCCGGAGCTTGCCTTGAAAGTCTTGAATGCGTTGTATACGTTCAGCATGGCGGCCATGCGTTGCAGCATGCCAGCCGGCTGGTCAAGTAGACCGCCCTGCTCTGGCAGTGCGTGCCAGCGTTCACATTGCCATGCCATGCGTAATTCCATAGGTGCCTCGGCGCCATCGCGCGCGCAGCGCATGGCGTTTATTATGCTTTTGGGTCGATCTCCATCGCCTCGGTGTATACGCTGGCAAGCTTCTCGCTCAGCCAGCGCACAGCGCTCACCTTCATCTCGCCCACATCTGACAACTTCATCTCCGGCGACTTGATCCACCCCGAAGACACAGCTGCGCGCACTATCTCGCCCCGGTACTTTGCCAGCGGCAGCTCGGCCGCCGGCTTGATCAGTACCGCGAAGGCCTCGACGTGGCGCTGCTTTAGCTCATGCAGCACCACGTCAACGCCCAGCGACTCGTTTTGCAGTACCACCGCCTTTACGCGTTGGTGCCGACGGTCAGCGCGCTGTTGCCACTCAAGGACACAGACGCCACCACCAGCCCGTCATAGGGCGCAGAAAACTGCACGCCCGTCACAATCGCCGTGCCGCTCAACTTGATTGCACCGGACGCCACGCCTTCCGGGTTTACGACCAAAGTCTGCGAAGTGCCCGGCGCCAGCTCTGTGTCGAACAAGTCCGTGGTGTCATCGTATAGCATCTCAACGGTTGCCTCGAACGAAGTCACCGTGCTCAGCTGCCCACGGAAAGTGTCCGCTGCCGCCGTGATGTCCACCATGTTGATCGCAGTCGTGACGCTTGCGCTGCGCACGTGCGTCAGCGTGTCCGACCCGAACTTCACCACCAATCCTTTGCCTGAAAATACAGCCATGTTGTTTTTACCTCTACTGGTATTCTGTTATGTTGATTATCGTTTGGCAGCCGAAGAAGTTCTCGCCACTTCCAGCCGGCCACTCAAACACTCCGCGCGCAGTGCTTGCGCCTGTTATCTCACAGCGCGTGTATATGCTGCGGTTGGCCTGCAGCACAACCAGCAGCGCATCCGCATAGCGCATCGTGTCTGGCCACTCGTCGGCCACCCGACTCAAGCCCACCAGCTCGATTAGCGCCAGCTCGCTCACGCTGTGCATCACTATCCCATCGCCTACGCCAGCCGCCAGCGGGTTGAACATCGCGCTGCTGTCGCCGCGCGTCGTGCCCAGTAAGCGTGCCGGCAAGTTAGCGCCCGGCATACTTGCAGGCAAGCTGCTGATGTCGTAGGCCGTCGGCGTCACCGTGCCGGTTGCCTCTGCCGTGTAGCTCACGCTCAGCGCTGCAAGCGCCGAAACGATCGACCGCAGACTGCTCACCTGCTGTTCCGCCTGTACGGCTCCAAGATCGCCGCGATGTCCGCCGGCAGCCTGCCCGGCAGTAGCACCATCCCATCGCCCACGCTGACTGCGCGGTCCAGATCGGCGTTGCTCTCGCGCTGCCGATACAAGAATGCCACCAGCCGGATCGTTGCCGCCACTATGTCATCCGGCGCAGTCAGGCTATAAGCCCACTTTGCCAAGACGCTGATGGCGCGCTCGTTGTCTCCGGCGTTTGTCATCTGCCAGATATACGATGAGCTTGCCAGCATCTGCAGCCCATAGATCGGCGTGCCGTTTGCCGGCAGTGTCGTGCAGTCCGTGTTCACCACGATCACCGTGGCGTCGCCGTTGGTGATCGTGGTGATGGTCGCTGCCTCCAGCCCCTCACTGAAGTACAGCGTGCGCCCGTACACATCGAGCCGCGAGTTGAAGTAGTTCGTACTGTTCGCGCTCGCCTCGAATGTGCGGTGCGTGTACTTGTCCACCATCGCCTGCGCCCTCACGATCAGCGTGCCGATGAGCGTGTCATCGGTCGCGGTCGTGATGCCCATGTAAGTCTTGCACAGCGCAGCGGTGGTGTATGCCATGTCAGTCGTCCTTCTTTGGCTTTGCTACTGGCTTCGGCTTGGCCGAGGCCGTGCCCTTCAAGGACACGGCCCAGCCGAGCTTCACCAGTTCGGCCTCAAGCTCGTCGGAGATGGTCAGCTCTTCGCCTTCCTCGCCGACGTAGCTCGCGCCGTTGTTGCCGTAATCAGTCCCGGCCACTGCAGTGGTGAAGCGTACCGCTGCCATGACTAGGCCTGCGTGCCGTAGATCGAGCCTTCCGCAGTCGTTGTGGAAAAGCCGAAGCGTGCGTTGCTGAAGATCGCCGTCTGTCCGTACTCCTCGTAGAGATACGGGTTGCGGGAAACCACCAGCCCAGCGCGCTCAACCAGCACGGTGCTGGATGCGAAGTTTACCAGCGAGACCGACTTCAAGCCGGTTGTCGCTGCCGGCATAGCAGCCGACACGATCACTGGATAGCCGTACAGCATCGCGCCACTCTGCGAACTGCCAGCCTGCTCCACCTGATTGAAGGCGAAGTTGGTCGTGGTCAGTGCGCGGATCAACGCCAGCGTGGCGTTCTTCATCACCCACACCGGGCCGGGTGATCCGACGGTGTAAGGCTCTGGCAGTGCGAAAAACAAGCCAAGCACGTCAGCGATGGTCAGCGCAGCAGCACCCGCGAAGGTGTAGCCCGCTGTGCCGCCCGCCTGAATGCCGAGCGGTTGTGACGAGCCGGAGCCGGTCGCCACGTAGGTGTTCTCAACGTTCGCAAGGCCACGGCCGAGCACGTTGATCAAGAAGCCGTCGAGTGATGCCTGCTGATCTGCCAGCAGCTCATTCGATGCCTTGATCATGTTCGAGAAGTTGTATACAGCCACCAAGCGCGACGTGAACGTCGGCAGACTCTCGGTGTATGCACTCGCTTCCGTGCGCAGCACGAAGGCCGCTTTGTTGTTCTCAGTCGGCACCTGCACACTGTCCAGCACAGTCTGGATAATCATCGCACCAGCGCGGCGCGCGATTGACTGCTCGTCGCGTTTGGCGACGATCTGGTTATACAGCCCTTCCGGAACAAGCACACCGCCGGCGGTGCCGGTGCCTTCGGTCATGCCAGTCTTGGTGCTGCTGTAGTCCTCTGACTCGGTGCGGGTGTAGTAGTTCTTCTGTCCGGTGCGCAGCCAGTGCGTGAAGGCCTTGTGGCCGTCGTGATCACCGCCCAGCGCTCCAACTACTGCGGCTGCCTTGCCAGCCTCAACCTTCGGCTCGTCAATCTTCGCGGTCAGCGCAGCGATTGACGCCTTCAACTCTGCAATGTCGTTTGTGTTGTCCATCATCGTGTCCTCTGTTATGTTTACAATACCGTCGTTTTCGGTTGCCACGCTTGCCGATGCCTTCACGGCATCCTCTGGCGTTGCAGCTTCCCCGCTCTTCATCGTTGCCGCTTCGTTGCGCGGCTCAGCTGGCGTCGGTGTCAGTGACGCTTCAGCAACCCACCACATCTTGATCCATGACACGCTGGCGGTCTTCTGCTCCCGCTCCACCAAGTGCGCCACCGCGCCGCTTGACCAGCCCAGCTTGCCATCCTCTGCCAGCTTGTATATGCTGGCCTCGTACTCGTCCCGCAGCGCCAGTTGCGCTTCGACCCATAGGCCGATGTCATCCTTGCGCAGCTTGCCGCTTCCCAGCACGCGCTTGCCGATCATCGCGTCCTGCCCATGATGATACAACACCGGCAGCGCTTCGACCGTTCCCAGCTCAGTGTCGGCGGTGAAATAATCGCCGGTCAAGTCCGGGCTTTGCATGTCCGTGAAGCGCACCAGATAGCCGCCGATCTTGCCTTCGCCCAGCGCCTTGACTGCGCCGCCCACCATCTGCACGTTTATGTTCTTCGTCATTTTGCCACCTCGTATTTTCTGAATGTTGTCCGCAGTGCGTGCCCGTGCCCACGCTGCCGCGCGCTTGCTGTCCGTCATCGAGCCGCCGCCCCATAGCGCGTGCGCCACCACGCCGTTGCTCGGATAGCCTTCAGCACCCACCATCGCGGCCGGCGCGTTCAGGTCCACCATGTGCCGCGCGAACCACGCCGCCATGCGCGCCGCCTTGTCTTCCGACACGGTGCCGCCGGCCATCAGCCGTGCCTCGCGCAATGTCTGCGGTGTCAGGCCGTCTCCGCCGTAACCATCGTTCACCCAGCTGATGCCCTGCCGCGCGTTAGCCGCCATCCATGCCGGCGCGACGATCTTGATCTCGACCTCGTCTTGTCCCAAGTCCTCTTCGTCGCCCGGCTGCGGCTGCATCGACTGCTCCAGCTCGTCAGTCAGCGGTCCGCCCTGCACCCACGCATCGCACCGGCGCGCGCTTGCGCACTTAAAGTCGAACGCCTCGCAGTAGCCCAGATCGCCAGCGTCTACCACGTCCCACGCATCTACGCCGCCTATGCCGTCGGCGATGCAGGCGCGGATGCGGCTGGTAATGTTGAAAGCCGCGCAGTTGCCGCAGCGTGCCGTCTTGACTTCCTCGACCGATACGCTCCAGCGGTCAGCCGCCGCGCCCCAATAATCGGCGTTATCTTGCCCCGGATCAAGCGGCCCGTAGTTTGCCACCGCGATGGCGTTGTCGCGCGCTTCCAAGTTTGCCGCTATGTTCTGCGTCGCAATCGGGCACACATCACCTTCCGGCGCCTCTGTGTCGCCTTCTAAGCCGTTTTCAGCGTACTCGGCACCCTCTGCCCCCTGCAGCACAATCGCGCCGCTGTCGTCGATTTCGATGGTAATGGTTGTCATGATGTAGCCGCCGTCACGCCCCTGCTTGCCAGATAATCAGCGATTGCGCGCGCCACAACTTTGGCGGCAGACTGCGCAACTTTCGAATCAACTTTTTTGGCCATCTCATCCACCGATAACCAGCCGCGCCGTTTCATCGCGGAGCTTTGGCGCATAGTGTCATCAACTCCACCATGCACAGCTCCGGCATAGCGCACGCCCTCGCTAACAACTTCCACCACCAGCATGTTCTGGGAAATGCGCGTATTCCAGTTACCCTGCAGATCATCGCTGCGCAACTTGCCAACCGGTTTCAGCGCGTTTACCATCTTGACTTTGAAGTCCGTAAACCGCTTGCCGGTGTCCTCGTCTACATTCCTGAACTTTGTCACCTTTTGCACTCTCTGCTTGGCCACATAATAAGCGCCGTCTCCGCGCTTCCAGAATGTCTTGCCGCCCACTATGCTGTTGCCGCTGCTTGTGGGCTTCAATGCGTTGCCGGAGTAGCCCATCTGTGTCGGCCTGTACTCTGCCAACTTCTGCGCCGCTGTTGTCAACTCCATCATGGTCTCTTGCATCACCTTGCCCATGTTGATGTTTTTTAGCGCATCAGCAAACAGATTAGCATTCTCAAGTTCGATTGTAGATTTTGCCACTAGTCGAACACTCCAGCGTCGTCACTGTTTCCGGATACCTCGAAGCCAATACGGCAGCGGCAGTTAGGATGAGCCGGCGGTCCGTCCGCAAATTGCTTGATGTACACCTTTTCTTTTTTGTTGTCCAACGGACCGCACACCGGGCAAACGCGCTCATCGACGCGCGTGCTCCAGCGTCGCACCGGGTCTTCTCCGTACTCCTTCAGGATGTCAACAGCGCCATTCGTTGCGGCCGCCTTTGCGCGCGTGACTTCGGTCACTGCCGTCAGCGTTGCGCGGTATGGGCTGAATGTCGGATACAGCGCCGCCGTGATCTGCGCCGCGCTTATTGAAGGATCAAGCCCCAGCTTAGCCGCCACGCGCTGCAAGTTCTTGATCGTTGTGGCGTTCATCTCCAAGTTCAGCCGGGTGCCTGCCTCGCGCTCAGCGTAATCGAAGGCCGAGTTTGTCCAGCGCTCAGGATCAACTTCGATTGAACTCTGGCTTAAGTCAGTCTTGATCTGCACGGTGTATACGCCTTCCAAAATCGGCGCCAGCTTCTTCGCCAGCGCGTTGAACATCGCATCAGTGCCGGCATAGTCCACCACGCCGTTGGCTGCCTGCGCTTTGATGCGGCCGCCGAACCGGTTGAATGCTGCAGTCACAGCTGCCGCCACTTTCTTCTCGGCCTTTGTCAGCAGCTTCAGCGCCTTGTGGTTATCGTTCTCGAACAAGTGCGCCAAGTCCACGCTCGGCTCTGCCAGCTGCGTTTTGATGTAGCGCTCCAGCTCCGGCACCACCTGCTCGCAGTTGAACTCAAGCGCGCGCGCCAAGTCCTTGCCGGCCACTTTCGCCCACGCCTTCAGCTCCAGCCCCATGCTGTCCCGGTGCGCCTTCGCAGCGTACTCGTCGCCGCCCGTGCCGTCTGCCCAGCTGTCCAGCCACTCGTCATCATCCGGCTCAGCCTTCAGCGCCTTCGGTGCAGCGTCGACCGCCACCACCGCGCCGCTGGTTGTCACCGTCTCCAGCGCACTCGTCATGCCGGTCACGTCTTCCACCGCGTATCCCAAAATCAGCATCGCGTTGTTCAGCGGTATGCCGGCGTTCACCAAGTTCAGCAGCGCACCGCTGCGCTCGGCTTCGTCCTCTTGGTAGATCGACAAGGCTTCCGGCGTGAACTTGATCTGCAAGCCCATCGCGCTTAGCACCTGCTCGTTCAGCGCGGCCTCGTACATCATCAGCCGCGCCTTGATCGTGTTCTCATAGAACAGCCGCATGTCCGACTGCGCCGTCGCATAGTTTGCGCTGTCACTCGTCAGCAGGCTCAGCGGTATGCCGAAGGCCGCCGCTATCTCGCGCGTGGTGGTCTCGTGCATCTCCGGCATCGCCATCGTGTTGATCGCCGGCGTGATCGGCTGCACGGTCACTTCGCTGCGCATCGCCAGCACGCGCCACGCATTGCGCACGCCCTGCATGCTGCGCTTGAAGAAGCGCTCGGTGCGGTCCACCTCAGTCGGCGCCGGGTTGCCCGCAATGGTCAGCAGTGTCATCGGCTGCGCGCCCGACGCGAAGAAGCCGCTGGCGAAGTCCTGCATCGCAATGCGCAGATTAGCGGCCGGCAGCGCCACTTGTGCCGGCGCCAGTCCGTTGCCCACTTCCGTCACAAAGCTGAACTCGCGCATGAACAGCATGCGCTCGCTGTCCCACGGCCCGTACTCCATGTTGCCGATGCGCTGGCGGTATTCCGTCTTGCGGGTGCGCGCATCGTACTTGACCGTCATGCTGTTCGGCGTCAGGAATTGCAGCCCAACGGTGCGATTGCCGCCACTTGCAGGTTGTAGTTTAAGCGCGTACGCACCGCCGGCCACCATCAGACTGGCCTCCATCTCGCCCAGCAGTTTGCTCAGCGTTTGTGGAAATGGCCAGCTTACAAGCTTCTCACCTTTGCGCACGATGAACGGCACGCATGCCAGCGCGTTGGCGCGCAGCATCACTGCCCGATACATCTGCGGCACCTTGCCGTAGGCTTGTGTCGTGTTGCCGACGCCTTCCGGGTGGTCGATCATCTCCTGCGCCCAGCCCGGGATCGCGATGGTCGCCTTCGTGTGTCCGCCGATGTTGAGCAGTTGTTTTGTTGTTGTCATTACGCCCCGAATAGTACCACTGGCCCGCCGCGCGCCACTGCACGCCACGCAAGCGCAAGGCTTATAACGTGATCGTCGTGCATGCCACCCGGTGCTGAATAGCGAACAGCGCCCGACGGTAGGCGCTCGCTTTCGTATGCTTGCAGCTCAGTGAGCAGCGTGGTGTTGTTTGTCAGCCCGATGTCTCCGCGCTCGATGGCAAGCGCCAGCGCATCTATAAGTGGCGGCTTTGTGATTGCAGTGGTTGTGAACGACTGCACCGGCAGCTCAAGCCGCTGCAGTGCTTCCACCAGCGGCCCGCCCATTGAGTTGGCTTCCGCGAGTATAGCATACGGTTGCCAGCGCGCGTGCAATCTCTGCAGGCGGTCGAGCTGCAGCGCGTAGGCCGTGTCCTGCATGCGCTCGACTGCCACCACCTGCGCCGTCTCGATGCACATAACAGTGAACACCGTCGCGTCGTTTGTGCGCCCCCAGTCCACGCCCATCGCGTAGCTGCGCCCCGGCTCCGGCTCGGTCGGGTGCTCGCGCACGCAATCCAGCACGCCCCGGAATACGCCGCCGCCGTCCTCGACGAACTCAGCCAGCCACTCTTGCCGGTATGTTTGATCGCTGCCCATGCCGCGCGCCAGCCCAGCCGCGCGCTTGA